TCAAGGAAGGCCGCAACAACTTTGCCGCCATCCTAGCCGAGTTTTACCCCGAGCGCGAGTACACGCTTGCGCAGATTTGTCAAGCGTTTAACGTCACCCCCGGCGCTGTAGACACGGCGTATATACGCGGCGTATACCTTGAGGACGATGGCCTCGACACGGTGCTAGAGTGGGTCCGCGAGCGCGGGCTACTGCTCGATAAGGCCAACGGCGAGGGCTGGTACGGCGTTGTCTGCCCTAACCACGCCGAGCACACGACGGGCGACCCCGGCGGGCGCTACAATCCCCTTACGCGTAGCTACACCTGCTTCCACGGCCATTGTGGCGACTGGAACAGCGAGGCGTTCCTGCGGTGGGTTGAAGCCGAAGGCGGCCCCAAGACGGGCTACGGCCTGCGGGATGACCTGCTCGCAAAAAAGATGGAGTCCGCTTTGGCCAGAATCACCCCCACCGAGGAGTTCCCCGACGAGGCCGCCAAGGTCATTGAGGAGGTCGAGCGCCGCGAACTGGGGCGCATCGAACGGGCGCAATGGTATGAGCGTTTTGCTTATATCCAAGATGATGACAGCTACTTTGACATGGTGGATCGCCGCGAAATCAGCCGGCAGACGTTCAACGCCCTGTTCCGCCACATCCCCTGCCGCAGCATCCGCTCCAACCGCAACATCGAAGCCTCTGTCTGCTTCGATGAGAACCGGCAGGCCATGGGCGCTCACTCGCTCGTCGGCGTCACGTTCGCCGCCGGCGAGTCTATCCTTGTCTCGCGCAACGGCCTGGTCTACGGCAACCGTTGGCGCGACGCGCGACCGGCGGCTAGCGACGGCGACGTGGCCGTGTGGTTAGAGCACGCCGAGCGCATGATCCCCGACCCGGTTGAGCGCGAGCACGTCTTCAACGTCATGGCCTACAAGCGCCAGCACGCCAACCAGAAAATCAACCATGCCGTCCTGCACGCCGGTCGCCCTGGCAGCGGTAAGGACACGCTCTGGGCGCCGTTCCTGTGGTCTATCGGCGGCCATACCCACGTCAACGTGGCAATCGTCAAGAACGAGGAACTTAACTCGCAGTGGGGCTATGCCCTAGAGTCCGAGGTCATCGTCATCAACGAGCTGCGGCAGGCCGAGGCTAAAGACCGGCGGGCGCTTGAAAACAGCCTGAAGCCTGTCATCGCCGCGCCGCCTGAACTTCTGAGCGTGAACCGCAAGGGCTTGCACCCGTATGATGCCCTTAACCGCGTGTTCGTACTGTCCTTCTCTAACGAGCGCGCCGCCATCAGTTTGCCCTCCGATGACCGGCGGTGGTTCGTTGTCTGGTCGGAGGCCGAGCGTCTGCCCGAGGCCGACGCCGCCCGTATCTGGGCATGGTATAAGTCCGGCGGGTTTGAGGCCGTGGCTGCGTGGCTCGACGCCCGCGACGTGTCGGCGTTCAACCCTGGCGCCGCGCCGCCCATGACCGAGGCCAAGTTGATTATGATTGAATCGGCCATGTCTACGGCCGAGTCGTTCTTGGTCGAGATGATTCGGCAGCGTCAGGGCGACTTTGCCCGTGGCGTCATCGGCTCGCCCTTCTTCGCCCTCTGTGATCGTCTGCAAGGTCTGGCGCCTACAGGCGTCAAGGTCGTATCCCCGGCGCTCATGCACGCGCTTCGCGAGGCGGGGTGGGTGGACTGCGGTCGGTTGCACTCCCGCGAGTGGCCGACGCGCAAGCACGTTTTCTGCCACCCGCAATTCGCCAACCTTACCAAGTCGGAATTGCGGCACATGGCCGAAGATAAAGCTCCGGCGCTATCTATCGTCGGGAAATAGCCACTCAACGAGGACTGCGGCGGCGATGGTCAAGAGTAAGTAGATCACGCTGTTTGGCCTGTAGTTGATTGTATCGAATGGCGACGAATTGGCGGTCACTGGGCGGCTTATAGCGCCGTCCAAGCCCCTTGCGCGCCTCCCTGCGCGCTACGTCAATCCATCGGCAGATGCGCCGCGTCCACCAGTCAGCGGTCGTCAGCTTTGGCATGGGTCACTTCGTCCCCCTTGCCCGGATTGCGTTGACGATTTCCTGCGCGTTGTTGTCCGACACGCACAGCCCGTAGACGATTGGGCAAATTGCCTCCCGCTCGGCCTCTGCGACAAGGGCGGCGAAGCGTTGGTCACGAACTTCCAACCATCCGGGGGGATATTCGCCTTTTTCGTAGATGGTGTCGGCGTAGTCCTCGGCCTCCCGCGCCCATCGGATAATGTCCTCGCGTGTCACGGCTTCACCTCCCGCGCCTTAAGCATGGCGTCGGCCATAAGGTATGCAGCCCGTGCGCCGAGTTCAAAATACTCATCGTCTGACTTCGTCCCAAAGTCAATGAACCCCGCCAACGCCTGCCCCGCGAACCAGTCGCGCAGGGTCATGCCGTTGTAGGGAAAAGCCTGATGCGTCGATTGGTTCAACTTGAATTGGCTTGCCGGGCGCGGAAACGCCGGGCCACCGTCGTTAATCTTGCTCATACTCGCTCCTCCAGTCGCTTGACTCTCTCGCGCAGTTCTTCCAGTTCCTTTGCGTACCGCCAACACCGCTCACGTAGTTGCCGGATCTCGGCGCGGTACTCCGTCGTGGTGTGTACCCGGCTGTCCCATTCAGCGTCCAACGGGTCGGGCTCGTAGTGCTCGGTCATACTGTCTCCCTCTCAGTGTGACTGGTACAGATAGCGGCGGCTAGTGCGGATGCGGCCTGGATAGCCGCCGCGACTGCCGGCTCTAGTGCGCTAGGGTCGGCCGGCGGCTCGCACGCCAGTATCAGGTTATCCAGCGCCTCTAGCGCGCGCTCGGCGGCGTTGTGTAGGTTACTCACGCTCGCCCTCCTCAACTAGCCGTGTAACGAACCAGAGCGCCTTGGCGTAGTCCTCATGGGCGTCGCCCTTGTGCCCTGCACGGGATAGGTACTTAAGGGCTGATAGCCGCAGATAGCCCTGGAATTCCTCCGGCGTACTCTTAGCCCTCATGTAGTCGATAGTTTCGATCCCCCCGACCTTGTAATGGTCGGGGTTGATGGTGTCACGTGTCCGCATACTGTCCCCCTTCACCAGTAGTCGCCGCCAGTTCGCCGGCGGCTGCATGCCCAGTTAGGCGGCGGGACGCGGCGCCAGTCCTGGCGCGCGATGGCATGCCGCCACCGGCTACCCGTTAGCCAATATAGCCAAGTAATCATGCGGCATCTCCCGCGCAGTCCCACGCGTGATAGGTATCTATCGCGTCGTCGTCGTCGTCGTCGTCGTCGTCAGCGTCCCACTCTGTGTAGTACGAGTCGCCGTCGCCGTCGGCGTACATGGATTCCCATTCCTCGGGGGTGAAGTGCTTATGCAAGCAAGCATCGGAGCAGTAATACTCACAGCCGCTGTCGATGCAATAGCCCTCGTTCATGCCCTTGCCGCACTCCGAACAGGTGCGAGCGTACTTCTTGTGAGCCATGTCACTCACCCTCCGCCTTAATATCGTCGAGCATATGCTCGGCGATCTCGTGCCAGTTGACATCCTTCAGGAAGGCGCGCGCGTAGTCCACGGCGAGGCCTTCTAACGAGCCGTCCTGCGTGACCACGCTATCGGCGTATTCTTCCAACAGTTGGCCGAGGCCGTAGGCGTCGTCGTCGGCGACCTCGGTTGGGTACAAGTCGCGGACATCCAAACAGTCGAATATCTCTAGCGCAACGCGCCATGTGGCGTAATTAGTCCAGCCGTTGTACTTGGTGTCGGTCGTCATGGTGTAGTGTCCTTTAGGTTAGTTAAGAGCGGGCGGCCGTGGGCGCCGCCCTTAGGATCGGATGATTAGGCGGCTTCTTCGGCGACGGCGGCGGCCGTGTCCGCGCTGTACGGCAACGCGTCATCGTGTGCCATGCGGCACGCCATGCGCGCAACGTCGGCCGTCAAGTCGTTACGCATGGGCATAACGAGTGCGAGCACGCCGATGGTGTTGTCCGTCACTACAGTCGGGAACTCGCCGCGCATGTGGATACGGATGCCGTGTTGTCCGGCTTTCTTTTTCGGCACGTTCCGCGCGATGGAGAGCGCCTCGCACGCGTCGGCGAGATACTGAGTGTTGAGTACGGCCGGCACATGCTCGCCTACGTCATCAGCTTTAGGGACGACGCGGCGCCACTCAGGGAAACGGCCGTCCAATGTGCGGCCGGTAACGGAACCCGTCGGCGTGCCAATAGCTACGGCCGTTTCGTCAATCGTAACAGTAACGTCAATAGTGCCCAGCGACTTGCCGCGCGCGTATTCGCCGGTAAATTGCTTCAACGCGGCGTCAATAGTCTCGTTCGGGATGATGACTGCAGGGTATACAGACTTGACGCCGCGCGCGTTGGCGGCGAACAGGCGATGCCCATCGGTGGCGACAACCTTACCGGCGGCGGTATCCAGATAGATGCCATTCAAGTACGCGCGCACGTCATTTTCGGCGGCGTGGGTACGAGCGGCGCGCAGGGTGGCAAGAGAAACGGTGAGTGTGTACATGGTGGATTGTCCTTTAGTGTGTTGGATTGTACGAGATTAGGTTACAGCAGGTTAGTCGTTCAATGCAAGACAGATTATTGCGCTCGCCTGCGCAAACAGGGCGAGGCCAAGTGTGGCGGCTCCCATGTAGGCGCCGAACGTGAGGATCGCGGAGCAGCAGAACAAAAGGTTGGAGAATTTCATGGGGTGTACCTCAGAGCGTAAAGTCAGAGAGATTGTTGGCGAACATAACGCCCCACACCTTGCCGCCCGTGGTGAGGCTATAGACGGGTTCAGTACGGCAACGCATTCCGTTGTAAGCATTTTTAATATGGCGAATGGCGACAAATTGGCCGGCGGCCAAGTCGTCTTCACCGTTTTCGGTAAACACATGCGACTTGACGCGGGCGGTGCGGAACAGTTCGTACTTCTTCGGGTTAGTTTCAAAATCTGCATGGTCGAACATGGCGTGTACCTCAGTTGCGTTGTCGATGGGTGCAGAGTAGACGCGCGCGCGTAGGCTGTCAAGCATTTTTTTACAATGGCGTGTGTGGGCAATGTGGGTAATGGTGTGGGTCATGTTTTGCGGACGAATTGCCCACGCGCAAGTGCCTATAAACATAGGGCGCGAATGGGATTGTGGGCATTGTGGGTCATCTCTTTATCTTTAAGCTAAGAAAAAGATACTACTGTATAAACATACAGCCCGTAGCGGCTGGCGCGCATTCCGTTGGAGCCGCTGCGATTTAATTTTCGTGACCACATTGCCCACATGACCCACAAATCGCCCATGCCTTCGATTTGTGGGCAATGTGGGTCATCCAAAACCAAATGACCCACATTGCCCACAAGTCGATGTGTTCGCACGCGATCGGCTAGCCGCACGGTGCTAACAGTCGGGGGGCGCGTAGCCGTTGCCCACATTGCCCACGCTGCCCACCGCGCCCAGGCTGAATGCGAACGAGAATCATTTGCAACTGTGGGGTGGCCCGGCCCGCGCGGTGGCTGTACCTGTTATAGAGGGGTTGCACAAATTTTTTATTTTTTAACCGCACGCAGTCAGTCCTGCACATCGCTTGTCTTTTGCTTACACGCACGGTAGTGTTGCAACATGTTCAAATCGCTTCCGCACGCACCCCGGCAGTTGAACGCCACTGAGGCGCGGCTACAGGCCATTTATGACGCGGCGGCACTCGGGCTGAAAGGTGATAACCTTGCCTTGGCGGCAGGGCTGTTGCCGACGGAGTACCGCCGGCTACGTCAGATGGACCAGCTCGCCGAGATGGCGGAGGCTAAAGGGCGTGCCGACGCTGAAGCTGAGGCTGCGGGGCAGTTGCGCGAAGCGGCGCGAAATGGCGATAGCAAAGCGGCGCTCTCGCTCCTTCAGCATGTGCATGGCTGGGTGGCGAAGCAACAGGTGCAGGTTGATATCAAGCAGCAGATCAGCGTCATTGCGGCGTTGCAAGAGGCAGAATCTCGCGTCATTGAAGGCCGAGTATTGCAGGATGAACCGGCTGCATTGACCCGCGCGTCTACCACGCCCACCACGCACGCCACCCAAGCCCTAACGGCAGAATATGCAACTTCCGATATATAGCGCCGAGGACGAGCAGCTACTGATGACTCGGCTGTGGTCGCCGAGCGTCAAGGACGACCCCGAGGCGTTCGTGCTGTTTGCGTTCCCGTGGGGGCAGAAAGGCACGCCGCTTGAGAACTTCAGCGGGCCGCGCAAGTGGCAGCGCGACGTGTTGCGCAAGGTGGCCGCTCACATCGCTAAGAACAAGAGCGCGACTGGGTACGACGTGCTGCGCATGGCCACCGCCTCGGGGCGCGGCATCGGTAAGTCGGCTCTGGTCAGTTGGCTCATCCTGTGGATGCTATCGACACGCATCGGCTCGACTATCATCGTGTCGGCTAACTCAGAAGCCCAGCTACGCTCGGTCACTTGGGCTGAGGTGACTAAGTGGCTCTCGCTGCTGCTCAACAGTCATTGGTTCGAGGTCAGTGCGACGCGGGTCATGCCGGCTAAGTGGCTGGCGGAGATCGTCGAGCGCGACCTGAAGAAAGGCACGCGGTACTGGTCGGTCGAGGGGCGGCTCTGGAGCGAGGAGAACCCCGACGCGTACGCCGGTGTCCACAACTTCGACGGTGTGATGGTCATCTTCGATGAGGCGTCGGGCATACCGGACCCCATCTGGGCGGTAACGTCGGGGTTTTTTACGGAGAACACGCCCAATCGCTTCTGGCTCTCCTTCAGTAACCCGCGACGCAACGAGGGGTATTTTTATGAGTGTTTCAACGCAAAAAGGGAATTCTGGCAAACGCAAAGCATCGACGCGCGTCAAGTTGAAGACACCGACAAAGCGGTCTACGAGCAGATCATCGCCGAGTATGGCGCCGACAGCAGCCAGGCTAAAGTCGAGGTCTACGGAGAGTTCCCTTCAGACGGCGACGACCAGTTCATTGCTCCGCGAATTGTGGACGAGGCTGTGGCGCGCGCCCGCTACAAGGATGAGACGGCTCCGCGAGTCGTTGGGGTAGACCCCGCCCGATCCGGCGCCGACAGCACCGTCATCGTCGTAAGGCAGGGGCGCGACATTGTGGCAATCAAGCGCTACCGGGGCGAGGACACTATGGTCACTGTCGGGCGCGTCATCGACGCGATCGAGGAGTACAAACCCGCGCTCACGGTGATTGACGAGGGTGGGCTTGGCTATGGCATACTTGACCGGCTGAAAGAGCAGCGGTATAAGGTTCGTGGGGTAAACTTTGGCTGGAAGGCTAAGAACCCCGTGATGTGGGGCAACAAGCGCGCCGAGATGTGGGGCGACATGCGGGAATGGCTACGCACGGCGAGCATCCCGCCTGATCGGCTACTCAAGTCGGACTTGTGCGGGCCGCACACCAAGCCTAACTCGTCGGGGACGATCTTCTTGGAAGGTAAGAAAGAGATGAAGGCTAGAGGTCAAGCGTCGCCGGATGCGGCAGACGCGCTCGCCGTCACTTTCGCCTACCCGCTTGCAAGCCGTGAGGCGCGCGACATACCAAGACGAGTGGTCGCCCAGCAGGGTGGCAACGGCATGGCGAGCAGTTGGATGGGGGCCTGATGGCACGCAAGTCGGTCAGTCTGTCGGTAGGTCGCGGTGAGAAGCAGCCCGTGTCGAAGGGTGCGGGCTTGACGGCCAAGGGCCGAGCCAAGTACAACCGCGCTACGGGTAGCAGCCTCAAGGCTCCTGCGCCCAGTCCCAAGACTAAGGCGGACGAAGGGCGTAAGAAGTCGTTCTGCGCGCGCATGAAGGGTGTGGTGGCTAAGGCCAAGGGGCCAGCCGAACGGGCACGGGCGTCACTAAGAAGGTGGAAATGTGGCTAAGCCAGGCTTGTATAGTAACATTCACGCTAAGCGGGCGCGCATTGCAGCCGGCAGTGGTGAGAAGATGCGCAAACCGGGCGCCGCAGGCGCACCGACCGCTAAAGCGTTCCGTCAATCGGCTAAGACAGCCAAAAAGAGGAAGTAATCATGCGATACGGCCCCATGGGCGTTTCCAAACGCGCCACAATTGGCGAAATGCTGGCCCAACCCTCTGCTTCGGCTGCTCAGCAGCCTCGGATGCCGATGCCGCCCCGGCGCGTGTCTGAGGACATTATCCGCACAACGACGAACTTCCGCCCCTCGCCCATGCCGATGCGCAGCCGGGGGAGAGCTCGCTAATGCCGCTCGTTAAGTCCGCAAGCAAAGGCGCGTTCCGCAAGAACATCAAAGCGGAGATGCAAGCTGGCAAGCCGTCAAAACAGGCTGTAGCGATTGCGTATGCGGTCCAGCGTAAGGCACAAGGTAAGAAGCGCAAGTAATGGCAAAAGACCCCACAGGGCTTAGAGGCGCCGCTCGCGTTGCCAACACGCCGACCAACCGGGGCAAAGCCGCCCGCGACCCAGCTGATGTACTGGCCACGGCGCGCTCGCGCCTTACTATGGCCCTCTCGGCGTACTCTGACAGCCGCCAAGACGAGCTAGATGACCTGCGTTTCATGGCAGGATCGCCGGACAATCAGTGGCAGTGGCCCCAAGACGTGTTGGCAACGCGCGGCTCGGTGCAAGGACAGACGGTCAACGCGCGTCCGTGCCTGACCATCAACAAGCTGCCGCAGCACGTGCGGCAGGTAACCAACGATCAGCGTCAGAATCGCCCTGCTGGTAAGGTTATTCCGGTCGATGACAAGGCCGACGTTGAAGTAGCAGAGGTTTTTGACGGAATTGTTCGTCACATCGAGTACATTTCGGATGCGGATGTCGCCTACGACACCGCGTGCGACAACCAGGTAACTTATGGCGAAGGGTATTTCCGCATTTTGACGGAATACTGCGACGAAAATACGTTCGATCAAGACCTTCGCATAGGCCGCATCCGAAATAGCTTCAGTGTGTACATGGACCCGACCATCCAAGACCCTTGCGGGGCGGATGCGGAGTGGTGCTTCATTACCGAAGACATCCCAAAGGCCGATTTTGAGCGTGCGTACCCCGATGCAGAGCCGATTTCGTCGGTTTTGCAGCGTGGTGTAGGCGATCAGGCGCTTTCGCAGTGGATTAACCAAGATACCGTCCGAATTGCTGAGTATTTCTACAAAGAACACAGTAAAGAGACGTTGAATCTGTATGCCGGCAACCAAACGGCGTTTGAAGGGTCGCCTGAAGCGCAAGAGCTGGAAATGCTCGGCCTTCAGCCGATCCGTAAGCGCGAAGTTGACGTAAAACGCGTCAAATGGGTCAAGACCAACGGTTACGAACTGCTTGAAGAAAGCGAGTGGCTTGGCAAATGGATTCCGGTTATTCGTGTAATCGGTAACGAGTTTGAAGTTGAAGGCCGCATGTACGTGTCGGGCCTTGTGCGTAACGCCAAGGACGCCCAGCGCATGTACAACTACTGGGTGTCGCAGGAAGCAGAGATGCTGGCCTTGGCGCCCAAGGCGCCGTTTATCGGCTACGGCGGCCAGTTTGAAGGCTACGAACAGCAATGGAAGACGGCCAACACGACGAACTGGCCGTACCTCGAAGTTAACCCCGACGTGACAGACGGACAGGGCGCAGTCCTGCCGCTGCCACAGCGTGCCCCGCCACCGCTCGCCCAGACAGGCTTAATCCAAGCAAAGATGGGCGCTGCCGACGACATCAAGGCCGCTACCGGCCAGTACGATGCCAGCCTCGGTATACGGTCCAATGAGCGCACGGGTCGGGCCATCTTGGCGCGTGAACGGCAAGGCGACACAGGTACATATCACTTTGTAGATAACTTAGCTCGGGCTATTCGCTATGGGACGCGCCAACTCGTTGATTTGATTCCGAAGATTTACGATACCCAGCGTATCGCGCGAATCATCGGCATTGATGGAGAAACCGCGACGGCTAAGATCAACCCGATGCAGACTGAGCCTGTCCGCCGAGTAATGGACGATGCGGGTATTGTGATCGAGAAGATTTACAACCCGTCTGTTGGTAAGTACGACGTTGCGGTCACGACCGGCCCGTCCTACGCGACCAAGCGCCAAGAGGCGATGGACGCGATGGGGCAAATTCTGCAAGCCAATCCGGCGTTGTGGCAAGTTGCAGGCGACTTGTTTGTCAAGAACATGGACTGGCCAGGTGCTCAAGAGATTGCTAAACGGCTGGCTAAGACGATTGATCCGAAGCTAATGGCGGACGAGGACGACCCGGCGCTTCAGGCTGCCCAGCAGCAAATGGAGGCTATGGGGCAAGAAATGCAGATGATGCAGGAGATGCTCCAGCGCGTGCAGCAGTCGATGGAAGCCCGCGAGGTGCAAATCAAGGAGTTTGAAGCCGAGGTCAAGGCGTATGGCGCCGAAACTGACCGCATCAAGGCAGTTGAAAGCGGTTTGAGTGAGGAACAGATTCAGGACATTATAATGGGCACTTTGGCCGGCATGATGAATAATGGCGAGCTTGTGTCGCCTAGCGCAGAGCGCGAGATGCCCATGCAGCCTGAGATGGGCATGGGAACCCCGCCGCCGATGCCACCTGAGATGGGCATGGGAGCGCCGCCACAATGAGTTGTGAAGTCTTTATCGGGCACATCTTTCTAGCTCGGGATGTTGCCCATTCGACGCACTTGAACACCCGTAACTACGCAAAACATAAGGCTTT